ACCCGCAATTGCTGGCGATTGCGCCGAAGCATTTGCCAGTCGCTGCCTGCCGCGCGGTGGTGAACAGCCTGATCAAAAGCCGCCTGCTGATTGAGGTTGCCGCACCGCGCGATCAATTGGCGATGGTCTGGCGCAAGGATGCGGATGGCACGCCGATCCTGATCCAGGTGACGGACGAGGGGCTGCGCGCGATTGGCATTGACCCGAATGAGGGGCGCGTGGTGCCCGACACGGCGCCGCAGGGCGTGGAAGACAACGCGCCGCAGCCGGACGACGCGGAGGCAGAACAACCCGCCCCAACCGCGCCAGAGGCGCCCAACATGGCTAGCGTGAACCTGCGCGAAGCCGCCGAGCGCTTGCTGGCAGCCTGGGAGGAAACGCCTCCGCCGAATGCTGACAAAGACCCGATCACGCGCGCGATGGACATGCTGCGCAACGCACTCTCACGGCGCGGCACACGCGCTACGGGCGCGCCACGCAAGCCACGCGAGGGTACGAAGCAAGAAGTGGTGCTGGCGATGCTCCGCCGCCCTGAGGGCGCGACGGTGGCGCAAATCGCCGAGGCTACCGGATGGGCGCAGCATACGGTGCGCGGGTTTTTCGCTGGACTGAAAAAGCGCCAGGGCATCACGGTGGAGATTGCTGAGCGTATCCGCCAAGTCGGCCCGAACAAGCAGGGCGCAAAGGGGTCCTACACTGTCTACCGCGTGGCGGAATGAAGCTGCCCAGCCACAGCGGCATGAATGATTGCCAAGCCCAGGGATCATCACGATCCCTGGCGCTTTATTGCCTTGGCTCGCGCGAAACACAGCGCGAAGCATCCGTCACGCGAAGGGCATGCCGCCCCGCAGGACGGAGATTGAAAATGCAACAAACGGAAACCGCGAAACTCAAGGGTCTCGCTGAACACGCCCGGCTGAGCCACGCACATTGGCTCGGCGCAGCGCGGACGGGCGGCACTGGCAAATACGGCCCAGCCTATTGCATCGATGGCGCGGGCGTGTGGCGCCGGAGGCTCGGCGAATTGCTGACGCAAATTCGCAACGCGGAGGCGGCGCGATGAGCGCCGGCGTACAGCAACGCTGGATCGTGCTCGGCACCGAGGGCCGGCACATGTCGCTTGGGCGCGCAACACCGCCCACTGATATTGAAATCATCGGCGTGAGTGATGCGCTCACCGCGCAAGGGCTTTCTGGATGGCTCGCGTGCATGCAGGGCGACTACTACAGCCGGGGAAAGGTGACGCTCGCTCCTCTCAAGCGCATTGGCGCCGATCACGAAGCAGACTGGCAAGCTGCCCTTGCCGCTTTCCAGCGTTTGCGCGGGTTGGCCCTGGCCCAAGCCATGCGCTGACGGAGTATCTACAATGTTGACACCAAAGGGTGCAAAGCGCTATCCAGGCCTCCTGATGTATGAGGAAAGTCTCCAACGTGAAGGTGCTCGTCAAGAAATGGGGTAATAGCGCTGCACTGCGCATACCAGCCGCCGTTATGGCAGCAGCCAAGGTTTCGCTCGATCAGCCGGTTGAAGTGAAAGAGGAAGACGGTCGCATCGTCATCACACCCATTCGTGAACCAAGCTATGACCTTGATACGCTGGTCAATGGCATCACCAAAAAGAATAGACACGATACGGTTGAAACAGGCCCACCCATGGGGCGTGAAATCTGGTGAGTGGTCGCCGCTACGTTCCGGAGGCTGGCGATATCGTCTGGTTGGAATTCGATCCACAGGCTGGCCACGAACAGGCTGGTCATCGCCCGGCCTTGGTACTCAGCCCGGCGGCCTATAATGGTAAGGCCGGCCTGATGGTGTGCTGTCCACTGACAACGCGCATCAAGGGCTATCCTTTCGAAGTTGCCATCAAGGGAAATCCCGCGAGCGTTGTACTGGCAGATCAGGTCAAGAGCCTGGATTGGCAAGCGCGCCGCGCCACGCGGAAAGGACGCGTTTCCGCATCGGAACTCGCCGAAGTACGCGCGAAGCTCAAGGCGCTGATAGGCTGATCATTTCCTGAACCCCTACCAACGCGCGGCGGGAGGTCGCCGCCATGGCTGAACTGACATCCTCCACGCGCGAAGCGGCAAGACGCCTCGGCGTCAGCGACACTACCATGCACAAGGCCGAACGCTCCGGCCGCATCACGCGTGAGCCCGATGGCCAATGGGACATTGCCAAGACACGCGCCCGGCTGCTGGACACCGCGGACCCGCAGCGTTCCTCGCTTAGCGGCAGCGCGGCGGCAGAGGGCACGCCCTTCGCCCGGCTGAAAGTCGCGCAACTCGCCCTGAAGGTGGAAGCCCAACGCCTGGCGCTCGATGAGAGTAAGGGCCGGCTGCTGGATGTCGCCACAGCTAATGCGACGATTGATGAAATCGCGAGCACCATGCGCGACGCATTGCTGAATTGGCCCGCGCGCGTGGCAGGCGTGATTGCCGCCGAACTTAGCGTCGAGCCCCATCTGCTGCAAACCATCCTGCAGCAGCACATCAATGAGCTTCTGACGGAGGCTTCCGATCGCTTCGACCCTCCCGGCATCGGCGGCGAGCGAGAGCCGCACGCGTGAACATGTGCGCCACCGCGCTGGGGCCATGCTACGCCCGCCGCCGCAACTCACTGTCTCGGCATGGGCGGAGCAGCATCGCATCCTGGGCAGCCGTGCCTCATCCGAACCGGGCCCCTGGCGCACCAGCCGCACGCCTTATCTACGCGATGTGATGGATGCGCTGTCCGCCGTGCATCCGGCGCGGCGGATAGTGTTCATGAAGGGCGCGCAGGTGGGCGCGACCGAAGCAGGCAATAATTGGTTGGGCTACATCCTGCATCACGTTCCGGCGCCGGTGCTCGCGGTGCAGCCCACCGTGGAATTGGCCAAGCGTTTCTCACGCCAGCGCATTGATCCATTGCTTGAGGAAACGCCGGCGCTACGCGATCGCGTGGCCCCCGCCCGCGCGCGGGACAGCGGCAATACGATGCTGTCCAAGGAATTCCCCGGCGGCATTCTCGTGCTGACGGGCGCCAATAGTGCGGTCGGGCTGCGCTCCATGCCAGCAAGGTTTCTGTTTCTGGATGAGGTGGACGCCTATCCCGGCGACATCGAAGGCGAAGGTGACCCGATAGCCTTGGCCGAAGCCCGGGCGCGCACTTTTGGTTGGCGCCGGAAAGCCTTTCTGGTCTCAACGCCCACCATCGCCGGACGGAGCCGGATTGAACGGGAATACGCTGCCTCCGATCAGCGGCGGTACTTCCTGCCCTGTCCGCACTGCGGCGCGATGCAATGGCTGAAATTCGAGCGCCTGATCTGGGAAAAGGGCGACCCACGCAGCGTGCGCTACCATTGTGAAGATTGCGACACGCCGATCGAGGAACATCACAAGACCGCGATGCTCGCCGCCGGCGAATGGCGGCCGACAGCGGCAGCGGAGAACCCGCATACCATCGGCTTTCATATCTCGGCGCTTTATTCCCCGGTCGGCTGGCTCTCCTGGGAACAAATCGCGCGCGATTGGGAGGCTGCGCAGGGCAAGGCGGAAGACCTGAAAACCTTCCGCAACACGGTGCTCGGCGAGACCTGGCAGGATCGTGGTGAGGCACCGGATTGGGAACGCCTGGTGGAACGGCGCGAGGATTTACGGCTCGGCGTTGTGGCACCGGACGCGCTGGTGCTGACGGCTGGCGTCGATGTCCAGGATGATCGGCTGGAATGCGATATCTGGGCCTGGGCCGAGGGCTATTCCTCCTGGCTTGTCGATCACATCGTCATCGCCGGCAGCCCGCGTGAACGGGCGCCCTGGGATGCGCTGGCGGAATTGCTAGCACGGGATTGGCCGCGCGCGAATGGCGGCGCGATCCGCATTGCCAAGGCCTGTGTTGACACAGGCGGACGCGATACGGCGGCGGTCTATGGCCATCTGCGCCGGCTGCGCGATCCGCGCATTGCGCCGACCAAGGGCGTGGATGGTTGGAATAGGGCTCAGCCGGTGCAGGGTCCAACGCCGGTAGATGCGCTGGTGGATGGACGAAAGCTGCGGCGCGGTTTGAAGCTTTGGACGGTGTCGGTTTCGACCTGGAAGGTTGATCTCTATCGCCGGCTTTGGCTTGGGCGCGGCGAGGCCGCGGAATTCCCGCCCGGCTGGGTGCATTTGCCGCAGGGGATTGAGGTTGAATGGGTCAAGCAGTTGGTGGCGGAGCAGCTGCACCAGGTGAAAGACCGGCGCGGCTTTGTACGCCAGGAATGGGCGAAGCTTCGGGATCGGAATGAGGCGCTGGATTGCGCGGTCCTGGCGCGCGCGGCGCTGTGGTTGTTGGGCGCCGATCGGTATGGCGAGCGGTTTTGGCACAGGCTGAGGGAAGATATCGCGAATGCGCCGGTGGAGATATTGGAGCATCCCCGGCCTGAGCAAGCGCCCAATCCGGACCCACCGCCGCTCATGCGCCGGCCTGGCTGGCTGGCGCCGCGTAGTGGTTGGTTGCGGTGATTACTTTCGGGCGATCTGCTAAAATGAGATACTACAAAGCGGTAACCGCTCGCCCCCAAATTTGGTATCGAGAGCCGCAGGCTAGGAGGTACAAGTTGGTGACTGAGACGTCCATTTCACTCGATGACCATTTCACCAATTTCGTCGAGAAGCAGGTACAAGCCGGGCGCTTCGCTACAGCCAGTGATGTTGTGCGGGCTGGTTTGCGTCTTCTGGAAGAGCAGGAGGCCAAGGTAACGGCGCTTCAGCAGGCGCTGATTTTCGGTGAGGAATCCGGCCAACTAGCCCCGTTTGAAAACGCTGCATTTCTCAAGCGAATGCGCAACAAAAACGCAGGATAAAAACGGGAAATGCTGGTCCCTGGCCCCGCTTTGGCGCTAAAACACTACTGGTCAACTGTATCAATCTACCGTCACGGAAGAACACCCGCATGCGCCTTTGTGTGATGACAGCGTTGATTTCAATCGCAGCCGGTTCTGCCATGGCCCAGGGCTTTAGCGTGCCTGGCCTGGGCGGTCAGGGTGGCAGCGCGACAGATGCGCTGCGCGGTGCTTTTGCCGAACAGACGCCGGAACAGCGCCGCGCATTTTGCGGCCGCGTCGCGCAGGCGGCGGCGAGCTGCGGCACGATCGAAATGGCCGCCTTGTCGGCCTGCCTGATCCGCACCCTGCCTGCACAAGAATCTGCCCGCGTCGCGCGCGTTGCCAATGCCACGCGCGGGAATGTCGGCGGGCTGATCCAGGAATGCGGCATCACCTTGGGCCGCTGAACACCAAAGCGGACCACCGCCGCGGCTATCAGCCGCGTTGACCCAATTCCGGAGGAAATCATGAGTAACGGGGAACTCCACGCGCGCGAGCGCGAGGATTTGGCGCTGCACGTCGAGCGCTGTGCCGAGCGCTACACGGCGGTGCGCGCGGAGATTTGCGGCCTGCGCAAGCAGACGCGCCGGATTGAGGGCGCGATCTGGGGCATCGTCGCTGTGCTGATCGCGCTTGGCGCGGGTGGGGCGCAGATCCTGCCGATCTTGCGTGCCCTCTCGCGCGCCGCTGGCGGGTGATCCGCCTTGGACCCCGCCACCCTCGCCTGGGCGCTGGCGCAGCCTGCCGGGAGCCGCGCCGCCGTGCTTGTCGCTGCCTATACCGGCGGCGTCACGCGCGTGACCTTCGAGGGCCGTACGGTGGAATACCGCAGCCTGGATGAATTAGGTCGCGCAATCGTCGCTCTTTACGGCGCTGAGAACGCCGCCGCACGGCGACCGGGCGTGACATTCGCCCAATTCTCTCGTTTGGGGTAAAAAGTTACGATGGTTTGTGCCGTATATTTAAGGTTTGACGGAATTAGAACATGAATTCGCGATCATTAAGCGTTAGATGTCTACTCTGCGTATGCTACGCTTTCTCCCACCAAGGAGATTTGCCATGCACAAAGCCGCGATAATCCGCGTCCGCGTTGAGACGAGCCTTAAGGTCGAAGTCGAGGCTGTGCTGGCTCAGCTCGGGCTAAGCCCAACCGAAGCGATTCGTTTGTTTTATCTCCAGGTTTCACTTCAGGGTGGTTTGCCTTTCGAGGTACGAATTCCGAATGCAGAGACGCACGCTGCAATGAAAGACGCCCGTTCGGGCAAGCAACTCAAAACCTTTAAAGGCGCTGCTACTGTCATTCGGGCGGTTGATGCGTGAAGGCGGTAAAGCCCCCCCTAATCGGGCTAGTGCGGCGTTAGTTCTCACGCCGCATAAGCGACATGATTTCATCCGTGCTCATGCCTGAACTGCTACTACCACGCAGCGCGGCGAACCGGTTGGGGTGCCCTCTGGATGCGTGATCTTCATCACACTTACTGAGCGTGACACTACCATCCTCGGCAAGCGCAAAAGTAACCTTGCTGCCCGGCTCAGTGCCAAGCAGATCGCGGATCGCTTTTGGAATAGTCACCTGACCCTTGGCCGTGACTTTCATCGGCATTGCATTCCCCAGAAAAAGCCAAACCAAAACTGCTCCTTGCATAGCGTGCCGATGATCCCGCTATCCACAAAATTCATGGAAATCACCATGCATCAAACCCAACATTGGCAACCCGCCACGCTGGCGGCAGCGCTTGGCGTACCGGAGGAGGCGTTCCGCGCCTTTGCTCGGCTGCGGCAGATAACCTGGGAGAAGGAACTCTCGCCGCCCGAAGCCGCAAGCCTCGCCCTCGCCTGGGTCGCGGCGGATCGTGCGGCCTGCCATGGCCCGATCGCCGAAGCTGCTGGCGCGCTGCTTGATGCCGTGACCGAGGCCCCCGCCGAATGAAGCTTCACCTGCGCGCCGCCTGGCAGGCCCTCCGGGGTTACGCGGCCGCGCAGGACAACCGTGCCTCGACCTGGTCACCCTCGGGCGGCAGCGCGAATGGTGAGGTCGGCATGGCCGCCGCAAGCGTTGCGCGCCGCGCGCGCGATGCCGTGCGCAATGACCCCTATGCCGCGCGCATCGTGGATCTCTGGACCGGCAATGCGGTCGGTGCGGGTATCACGACGCGCTGGCCAGAAACCGCGCATCGCAATGCGTGGCAGGCCTGGGCGGAGAGCACCGCCTGCGATGCGGAGGACAAGTTCGATCTCTATGGCCTGCAGGCGCTGGCCATGCGCGCGGTGGTCGAAAGCGGCGAATGCTTCATCCGCCTATTGACCGTGCCGACCTCGCCGCGGAACCCGATCGGCCTCAGCTTGCAGGTGCTGGAAAGCGATCACCTGGATACGGCGCGCAATGGCGTGGTGAATGGCGCACCGACCATCCAGGGCATCGCCCTTGGATCGGCAGGCGAGCCGATTGGCTACTGGCTATTCCCCACCCATCCCGGCGCCTGGATGCTGCCCGGCGCGCGGCTGGCCAGTGAATTCATCCCCGCGCGCGATGTGCTGCATGTGTTTCGCAAGCGGCGGCCTGGCCAATTGCGCGATGTCTCCTGGCTCGCGCCCGTGCTGCTGCGGTTGCGTGACCTTGGCGACTATGAAGCCGCGCTGCTGATGAAGGCCAAGATCGAGGCGTGCCTTGCGGCAGTGGTCACCGATGATGGTGAGGAAACCCTCACCAAGCCCAGCGATAGCAATTCCGGCCTGCTCCGCGATGCCCAAGGCCGCGCGGTGGAAAGCTTTGAGCCTGGGATGATCCTGTATCGGCGTGGCCAGGGTGAGGTGAATGTGGTCAACCCCTCCGGCGGTGGGTCGCATACCGCCTTTGCGCGGCGCTCACTTGAAGCGGCTGCCGTCGGTGCTGGCCTCACCTATGACCAGGTTTCCGGCGATCTGACCCAGGCGAATTACTCCAGCCTCCGCGCCGGCAAGATCGAATTCCGCCGACTTTGCGAACAGATGCAATACGGCATGCTGATCCCCATGCTGGTGCGGCCCATCGCCGAGCGCTTTCACGCGCAAGGCGCGCTACTCGGGCTTTGGGGCGATGCCATGCCGAAGGGTGTGGCGCATGTGCCGCCGGCGCATGAAATGATTGACCCGCTGAAGGACACCACCGCTTTGATTGCCCAGGTGCGTGCGGGCTTTGTGCCGCAGCCAGAGGCCGCCGGTGCCTTTGGCTATGATTTCCGCTCAGCGGTCGAGATGATCCGCGAAGCCAATGCCGCGCTGGATGCCGCTGGCATCTCGCTTGATACCGATCCGCGCCGCGTCGCCAAATCAGGTGGCGCGCAGGACGCGGCGCAAATGGCGGCGGTGGAAATCGCCGCGACAGGCGCAGCCGGGGCCGCAGCACCAACGCCGCCAGATACTCCCACAGCATAGGGCCCAGCATGACCGAAACCACCGACCCGGGCGGGAGCGATCCCGCGCCGGTTGATCCCGCTTTGCCCGATCGACTTCCCCCCGATGGGCAATCGATCACCGCGCGGCGCGCCATCACCGCACCCGCCACCGTTGATCGCGCCGCCCGCACGGTCGAGGTCGTCTGGTCCACAGGTGCGCGGGCGCGCAACTTTGTCCCATCGCTTGGCGGCATTACCGAGGAGCTGGACATGTCACCCAATGCGGTGCGCATGGCGCAGCTCGGCTCCGGCAATGCGCCGGTGCTGAACACGCACCGCAGCAGCGACGCGCGCGATGTGCTGGGGCGTGTGATTGCCGCCCGGCTTGAAGGCGGTCGCGGCCATGCGCGGCTGCAATTCTCCGCTGCTGCAGATGTTGAACCACTCTGGCAGCGCATTGCCGATGGCACGCTGCGTGCGGTCAGCATTGGCTATCGCGTGCATCGCTATGACCAGCGCCCCGATCCGGTGAGCGGCGAGATGATCTATCGCGCCGTGGATTGGGAACCCTTCGAGATTTCGATCGTGCCCATCCCGGTTGATCGGGATGCGCAAGTGCGTGGCGCGGCGCCGCAGGGCGCGCCGTCCTTCGCCATTGAACCTGCCCTGGAGAATGAGGAACCACCCATGACCGAGACGACGCCGGAAACCCCGGCAGCCCCTTCGGCGCCGCCTGCCGCGTCGCCGCCCGCAACCATCACGGTGGAAACGCCGCCTGACCTGGAAGCTTTGCGTAGCGAGGCACAGCGCGCCGAGCGTGAGCGCATTTCCGGTATTGATGGTGCGATTGACGCCGCCCGCGCCCTGGTCGGCACCGAGACCGCTGCACATATCCGACGCGAAGCTGTCGAGCGCGGCTGGCACCCGGACCAGGCGCGCCGGTCCTTGTTCGACGCCATGGTAAAAAGCGCGGCACCGCCTTCTGTTCCCGCGCGACCGGAAACCGGGCCGGGGCATGACTCGCCCTCGGAAATCCTGGACGCCATGGCCGAAGCCTTGGCCGCGCGCAGCATGCCCGGCTACCAGCCGCAGAGTGCCGGGCGGCATGCGGAATTCATGGGCTGGCGGCCTTCGGACATGATCGGCGAATTGCTGCGCGTCCGCGGTGAACGCAACGTGCCGCGCAACCCGACGCTGTTGGCCGAGCGCGCGTTCCACACCACCTCTGACTTTCCACTGCTGCTCTCGGCGGCGGCGAACAAGATGCTGCTCGCGGCGTATCAGCCGGCAGCGCCGAGCTATCGGCAGATCTTCCTCCGCCGCGATTTCCGCGACTTCAAGCCGCACCGGCATCTGCGCGTCGGTGATTTCCCGACGCTCATGCCGCTGATGGAGAATGGCGAGATCCAGGCCGGCACCATGTCGGAAAGCCAGGAAATCGTCCTGCTGCAAACCTTCGCCAGGCGCATCCGCGTTACGCGCCCGATGCTGGTGAATGATGACCTGGGCGCCTTCACGGATTTCGCCGCCGCTATTGGCCGGCGCGTGGCGGATTTCGAGAATGCCACTGCCTATGCGCTGGTCAATCAAGCCAATGGCGATGGCCCGACACTGACGAATGGCCCGGCGGGGGTATTCGGCACGGCGGCTGCGCGTTTGAATAAGGCGGCGGCGGGCAGTGCGCTGGACATCAACAACCTTGCTGCCGGGCGTGCTGCGATCCTGCGGCAAAAGACGCTGGACGGCCTGCCGATTTCTGTCGGCAATGCCATGAAGCTGCTGGTCGGCCCGAGCCTTGAATTGCCCGCACGGCAATTGACGGTGAGTGTTGGCGCAACGCAAATCAGCAACGCCAATATCTATGCGGGCTTTGTGCAGCCGCTGGTCGAGCCACTGATCCCGAATAACCGCTGGTACCTGTTTGCCGATCCGCCAACCGCGCCGGTTTATGTCTATGGCTATCTGAACGGTGCCGAGGGACCGCAAGTGACCACTGGCCCGGTTTCCGGCGTGGATGGGGTTGAGGTCAGCGTGATTTTCGACTTCGGCGTCGGCGCCATTGATTGGCGCGGGGCCTGGTTCAATCCGGGAGCCTGATCGCTCTCCCCCTTTTTCATCATCGCAATTTCGCAACGGGCGTCCTTCGGGGCGCCTGTTGCGTTTCAGGAGGTTCATTCCATGCGTAACTTCATCCAGCCGGGCAATAGCCTGGCCATTGCCGTGCCTTATGCGACCGGGGTTTCGGCCGGTCAGGGTGTGCTTGTCGGCGCGCTGTTTGGCGTGGCCGCTGTGGATGGCGTGCAGAACGCCATGATCGAGGCCGCGACCGCGGGCGTATTTGATCTCACCAAGGAACCGGCGCTTGCTATCGCCGCCGGGGTGCGGGTGTTCTGGGACAATACCAACCGGCGCATTACGGCGACCGCCACGGGCAATTTCCAGGTGGGCATCGCAACCCAGGCCGCGCTTGCCGCCGATGGCACCGTGCGCGTCTGGCTAAACCGCGTTCCGGCGGCGGGGGCGTGAGCATGGCCAGTCTGCTGCCGCGCGATCACGAACGCATGCAAGGCGTGCATCCTCATTTGGTGCGCGTGGTGATCGAGGCGCGCAAGGCCGCACCCTTCATCGTGATGGAGGGGCTGCGGTCCCGCGAGCGTCAGGCAAAGCTTGTGGCACTCGGTGCATCGCGCACCATGAACAGCCGGCACTTGACGGGCCATGCGGTGGATCTCGGCTATTGGCTCGATGACGGGGATGGTGTGCCGGAGAATGGCGAAATCCGCTGGGATTGATGGGGTGGACGGCCCCCATTTTACGGCATCACGTGCCAAAGTGAGGGCGTCTTGGAATAACCCTACGGAAC